GTGCAGGTATATCTGCTGCTGGTTCAGCAGTACAGATACAGCAAACAAATCTTCAAACTAAAGAAATGGCTAGAAGATACGAGCAAGAAAAGAAAGTATCATACTTAGAAGGATTACAAGCAGAAAACAATAGAACAAGAGATATGAATATTGTTCTTAGTAATAATAGAGCAGTAAGAGGAGCATCAGGTGTAGGTGAAAGTGGAAGTTTTGATGCAATACAACAAGATATTGTTGATATAACTAATAAAGATTTATCTTCTATAAGATTAAATGCAGCTAAAATAAATAATAACTACGATAGAGCTATCTTTAATACTAAACAACAGGCTTATTATTCTAACATGGGTTCTATTATAAATGCAGGAACAAGCATAGTTAATGGATGGAATTACTATAACTATTATAAACAACCTACTAGTGGTGTAAAAAAAGGAACAGGTGCTTCTGGACCACCAGGAAGGAATTACCCAGTAAATGGTTAGAGAGATTAAAAGAACAAGAAGGCAATCAATGGTAACACCTTCTAGTACAGCAGCAAGAATGGGAGTTGTTGATGTATACTCACCTAATGTTAGTCAAATGTTTGGTGCGGTTTCAGATACAATAAATACACTAGCTGAAAACCAAGTAAAAGTATTAGATGCAAAATGGCAAAATAATTTTGAAACAGAAACTACAAAATATTTAAACAACAAACTTGATGGAATATTAAAGTCAGGTGAAAAACCTGATTTAGAAAAGTTCCAAGAAGAAGCAGATGGATATATTAATGGTGTATTAACAGGAGTACCAGAAAGATTAAGTATTAATGCTGAATCGTATTACAATCAAAAAAATATAAGTGCATTTGAAACACTTAGAAAACAAGCAAACATTATTGAATATAAAGAATTAACTGAATCTTATGAAAATAATCTACAAACTAGTTTATCAGATATAGACAATTTTATACAAAATTTATCTACAACTACACAATCTCCACAAGAATTTATTGATTCATTAGATCAATATTATGCAACAGAAGTAACTAAATTTTTAGGAACTAATGGTGAAAAATTTAATGCATTAATAATTGGTAGTAATTTTAAATTAAATGATAGTGATAAAAGAAAATCAGATGAAGGCTTAATGCTTTCTGTAGAACAAAAAAGAGTTAATGGTATTGTTAAAAGTTTTTTCCAAAATATAGATCCTAATGATACAGATCAAATAGTTAAAGCTGAAACTGAAGCTCAATTATTTTTAAGAAATTACTCTCTAGATCAAGGTGGAGTAAGAGGAGTTAATTATGAAATATTTGCAGATGAAACAGGAAATACTATTGGTCAAGAAATAATAGATCAGATAGTTAAGAGTGGTATTGGAGAATTAAATACAGCTAAATCTTTAAACTTAGATGCAAGTGCAAATAGTAAAGCTAGTAATAAGATTGCACAATCTAAACTTTATAATGAAACATCAAAAAATATTAAAAATTTAACAAATGGATTTAGTTTAATTAATGAAGATGGTGGTTTAATGAACGCTGATGAAATCTTAGATGTGTATGGAGTTAGTGCAACACAAGCTATTAAATTAGAAACATTAAATAATTCTAAAATAAAAGTAATTGATATGCTTAGAGAAGCAAAGACAACAGATAAACCTTTATATCAACTTCTTGAAAACTCTAGTTATGCTGATGCTGTATCAGATTTAGGTGGTCAAGATGAAATTATTAGACAGTATTATGAAGTAGACTTAGGTTTATCAGACGACATTGAATCATATCAAACAGATATTAATGATATAAATTTACAGACTATGTTAACAGAAGTTTATAAGAATCAAGTAGCACCTCCTGGATTTATTGCTTTTTTAAACACAAGTACAAACGAACCATTTATTAAAGAAAGTAATATTAATGATGTATCAGAGTCATTGTTTAATGCATATAGAACTTGGAATGTAGCTACAGATGGGGGAACTGTAGATATAAAAAACTTACCAGCAAATGTGTCTAAAATTATGAAAGATATTAATCTACAACAAAAACTTGGAAACAGTTTTAATGAAATATCTTTGAATATAAAAAAGAACTTTGATTTAACTGGATCAGAAAAATCTAGTTTAACTAGAAGAACAAATAGTTATTTAGAAAAAAATCCTATTGATGTTGGTAATATGATTTATCAAGTATATCAATCACAATCAGATAATTATAAAAAAGTAATATTAGGTGACAGAGAAATAATAGGTAATGAAGATAGTACAGTAGATGGATATGCACCTATGCTACCTAATAGTTGGTTTCAAACATGGTTAGCTACACCTTTAGGAGATTATCCTGGAGTTGGTGTAGGAGTTGATCCATTAACACTTGTTAATAAAGGATTAAACAAATTAGCAGCTGCACAATATGGTGATGAGTTTGAAGATGTATTTAGAAGATATCATGATTTACAATTTAGAAATAGTGTTTCATTTGGAGATACTGATGAAGCATTAGAAAAAAAATCTTTTGCAGCAGGTTTAGAAGCTATGAAAAAAATGTCAGCTGATGGATATGGATATAGTAGTTTTATGTCACCAGATGGAGAAGGTTCATTTCAAAAGTATGCATTAGAAAGTGTTGCAAGTATGGATGAAAGAAACTTAAGAAACACAGCAGCAGGTTATATACTAGGTCAGATTATGAATTATGAAAATGCTGGTGATACAGATACACTTATTAATTATGGGTTTGTTGATTTTGATGGAGAGTATTTAAGACCTACTAGTAAAGAAATTCTTGAAATGTTAGAAGATGGTAAGTTTTATTTTACATGGAATGATGAAGAACCTGTATCTATAGATGGTGAACCTAAATCATCTAATGTTAGATTTGATTTATTTTATAATAACTATGAAGATTTAAAAGGTAGAGCAGCAAACATTAATAGTACACCACAATTTCAATTTAATAAGAATGATTACTTTGATCCAAACTATTACAATAATGACGTTGATATTAATTCAATAAAGTCAGAATTTATTAATGATGCTGGTAAATTAGTATCTGAAGATTCTGTTATTGGAAAATTTGTTACAGAAAAAAGTACAGCAGCTTTAGGATTGATATATGATTTTGCTACTAAGATAAAACCTGGTGATAGAAAAAATATATTTGATAAAAAAATGGTTGATGAAATTGCTGAACTAGAAAGTAATTATAATTTTAAAATAGGTAAAGATATAAGAAATAAATTAAGTTCATTTGCTTATGAAACAGATACAGATAAAATGAAATTATTTAACGATCATTATAGAAATATGAATATAGCTAAAGATGGATTTGTTCCACCTATACCATTTGATGTAGATAAAGCACAAACAATTATTAATGAAGTAGATTCTACATTTGAACAGTTAGATGGATTTACTAAAACAATTATTAGTGAATTGTTATATTCAAATGATATAGATAAAAATGATTTGTTCAAAGCTATTAAAAAGAGAAATTATAAAAAAATTATTAAGTTAGTTGGACAACAACAAGGAGAGTTAATTCAAGGAATGTTGTATAGTCCTAGTAATAACTAATGAAAACATTATTACAAAAAGATCCTAATCTTCCAACAATAGAAGAAAAACAATCTACTCCTTTTTCTACACATGTAGGTAATGTCTTAGATGATCCAGGAATTATTACACGTGGAATTACATATGGTAGTGTTATTGGAACTACTATTGATTATCTTAGTGGTAAGTCATATGAACCAGAAGAAGATTATGATGTATATCAAGATCCACGATTATTTAATTACAGAAAATTTATACCAGAATACTTTGGCAATTCAGTTAGTGCAAAAGAAACTACAGATAGATTAGTAGATTTTAAACAATATTTAACTGATGTAAAAAATCCTATGTATCATATTGGACATTTACTTGGTGAGTTTTCTGATCCTAGTAACTGGGTATTTGGTACTGCTTTAATTAAAGGAGCTAAAACAGCACAGACATTTGGTGAAGCAGGTAGAGAAATGAATAAGTTTGCTAAGTTAATGACAGCAGAAGAACTTACTAAACAAGCACTTAATGAAAATAGACCTATTGAAGATGCATTGGTAGTAGGTGGTTTTGCTTGGTATATAAATAAATTAGGTAAAAAGTTTATTGCTTACGAAGATGGTGGAAAGATATTTGAAGAAATGAAGTTTTATGAAAATGCTTCAGATACAGAAATACCACCAATAGCTATAGGTACAAAAGATCCAAGACCAGTAAAACAACCAAAGAATGTTGATGATGCTATAATTCAAATTAAATCGGAATATCCTGATATTACTATTAATAGAGGTAGGGGTATTGGTAAAACTGTTAATGGTAAATATGTTCCTGCATTTGTTAGAAGAAATCCAGACTTAAGTGTAGCTGAGTTAAATTTAGATGATGAAGGTATTTTACAAATGTTTAGAGAAGGTAGACATTTAAAAAGCACTGTACCTGGAGTCAAGCCTTTTAAAAAAGGTGATTTTGAAAATGAAGGTGAATGGTTAGAGTTTGTAGTTAGACATGAATTAGCTCATGTAAGAATACCTAAAGATAAAGGAGAAAGTAAAGCTGCATATGAAAATAGAATAAATGAAATAGCTTACAATCAAATATTAGAAAACAGAGAAGGAAAAGTAATTAGACAAGGATCTATATTAGTAGATCAGCAAAAAATAACAAATGCATTAAGATTAGCACAAAGAAAATACAGAAATAAAATAGATCCTAATATAACTGATGAGCAGTTAAAGACTATACCTACAGGATATTATGTAGAAAAGTTAGGTTATAACCCTATAGACAGAGTTATGAATCAAGACAATAGAGTAGCTAAAGAGTTTACACTTAATCTATTAAAGAACTCTCTATACCTAGATATGAATAAACTAGCTACTGGACAAATGCCTGACAGTGCAGAAGTTATTAAAGCAATAGACTATCAACCATTGTTATTTAATTTTACAACAGAATTAAGAAGTAAATACACAGAGTATCTTAAAAGAAATGGAATAAACAAATATGACTTTACTAAGAAAGCAGAATTAGCATTAGGTAAAAATGATGAAATAATTAAGTTTAGTCAATTTAGAGAACAAGTAACATTAGCTATATTAAGAAACTATAATCATTCTATACCTGAAGTAGAAGCAGCTGCTAGATTTTATACTAGAGCATTTACTGATCCTATAGGAAATAAGATAGACCAGTATCAGTTGTTTTTAATTAAACCAGATAAAGAGTATGAGTTTTTTAAAAGTGCTTTAGATAGTATGGAAGCATTTAGAAATCCTAAAAGTCAAATGTACAATCCAAATAAAGTATACACTTATACATATCCTAGAACAGGTGCAAAGGTAACTTATACTTATAAAGAGTTAGAAGAAAAAGTTAAATCAATAGAAGATCTTATTAAAAATATGAAATCAAGTGCTAAAAGAAAAAACTATTTCACAGTTATGTGGAATTTTGAAATGATAGAAAAAAACTTTGATATATTTTATAGAGATGTTTATCCGTTAGTTTACAGAAATATTAAAGATAAGAAACAAACAGATAACATTATGGAAAACTTTAAAAATTATAAACCTTATGAAGAAGCTGAACAATTTATGGAAGGTGTATTACCTGGTGATGAGTTTATATTTAAAAAGTCTGGCTATTCTAAATACCTTAGATCAAGAACAATTCCTTTAAAAGATTTAGACTATGAATTTCTTATGGAAAAAGGATATATAGCAAAAGATATTGAATTTATTGCTACACAATATTTTAAGAACATTGTTCCAGATATTATTCTTACAGAAAAATATGGAGATCCTTTTGGTTTTGGATATATGAATGATGTTGTACCAAATATGTTTGCACCTGGATTAAGACAAATAGCAGAATCATTTGATAAAAAAATCTATAATGATAAAGGTCAAATTATTAATGAAGAATTAAGATTAAAAAGAAATAAAGTTTTAAAAGATACAGAAGCTATGAGAGATTTATTTAAAGGAAGATATGGTTTATCTAAGAATCCACAAAGAGCTTTATCTAGAGCATATAGAATAATTAAACCAGGAGTATCTACACAATTACTAACTGGTGCTTTAGCAGGAATACCAGATATGGCTAGAATAATTACATACAATGGTTTTAAAAGAGCTATGCCTAGGTTAATGCAATATTTATCAAACAGCATTAATACTAGTGTCAGAGAAATGGGTAAACAACAAGCTAATAGAGCAGGTCAAGCAATAGAATTTATGTTAGATAGTGGTAGAGCAAATCAAATATATGGATCACATCACGATACCTTTGCTACATTCAATAATTTTGATAGAGCGGTACAATCTATATCTTCTTTTAATTTTAAGTTTATCAATCAAATGGCAACTTGGACACAAGAAGCAAAGATAGCTGCATCAATAGATGTAGGTACAGAAATCATAGAAGCATCAATAAGGTTTGTAAATGGTACAGCTACAGACTTAGATAAATTAAGATTTAATCATGCTGGTATTGCACCTAATGATGCAAAAGAAATAGTTAAAGCATACAAAAAATATGGATTTGGAGAAGGTGGTATAGAAGTAAATGGTAATTATGAATTGTTAAAGTTTGCTAATACAGATAAATGGATTGAAACAAATGAAGAAGTTAATGCTGCATTTAGATTTAATAGAGCATTAAATGAAACTGTAGATTATATAGTAACTACACCAACATTAGGAGATACTCCACTATGGACTAGTACAGAACTAGGTGCTGTTATTTCACAATACAAAAAGTTTATGTTTGCTTTTGATAGAAAGGTATTACAAAGAGGATTACAAGAAAGAGATGCTGGATTCTTAGGTCAGATAGCTGCTTTATTATTCTTTGGTATGATTGTAGATGGAATAAGAACTGGTCAATTAAATAAAGATTATAGTAAAAAAGATATAAGAGATAAGATTTATGATGGATTTGAAAGATCTGGTGCTGGTGGATTGTTCTTAGAAGTTAATAGAATGGTAGAAACATTAACAGATAATAATGTAGGAGTTAGACCACTAATAGGTGTTGGTAAACCATACGGAACTTCTTTAGCTTGGAAAACAGGAGTATTAGGACCAGCAGCAAGTCAAATGGCTACTGTTACACAAATAATGTATGATTGGGGTAGAGGTAAACATACACATCATACAGCTAGACGTATAAGAAAACTTGTACCATTTAACAATATATGGTATTTGGATAGTATCTTTGATAAATTTGAAAAGGTTATTAGATAATGGCATTACAAATAAGTGATATTACACCTAGAATACAATATACAGCTACGTCTGGACAGACTACATTTGCTGTACCATTTGAGTTCTTTGATGTATCTGACTTAAAAGTTTACAACGGTACGACACTCCTTACATATAACAACTCACCTTCATCTGCATCACAATACAGTGTTATTGGTGCAGGTGTTACAGGTGGGGGATCTATTACATTAGGAGGATCAGGTGCTACCCTGAATGATAAAATTACTATAGTTAGAGATCTAGCTATTGAAAGAACATCAGACTTTCCTGTATCTGGTAACTTTCCTATACAAACACTTAATACAGAATTAGATAAAAATGTTGCTATGTTGCAACAATTAGAAGAACAGTTTGCTAGAACACTACAATATCCTGTTACTACAACTACAGGATTTAATGTAGACCTACCAGATCTAGTAGCTAATAGAGTATTATCCGTTAATTCAGACGCAACTGCTTTATTAGCTGAACAAGAACTAGGTACGTTCCAGGGTAATTGGGCAACTTCTACTAGTTATCAGATAAGAGATTTAGTTAAAGATACATCTACAGGTAATATATTCTTTGTTAATTCTGCACATACATCATCAGGTAGCCAACCTTTAACTACCAATGCTAACAGTGCGAAATATGATTTAATAGTAGATGCGGCATCAGCTACTACGTCAGCTACAAATGCTGCTAGTTCAGCTACAGCTGCCGCATCAAGTGCAACTACTGCATCTGGACACGCAACTACAGCAACTACCAAAGCTGGAGAAGCTGCAACTTCTGCTACTAATGCAGCCAGTTCTGAAACAGCAGCTGCTAGTTCGGCTACTAGTGCTAGTGGTTCTGCTACAACTGCAACTACTAAGGCTAGTGAGGCAAGTACCAGTGCAACTAACGCAGCATCATCTGCAACATCTGCTGCAAGTTCTGCTACGACAGCAACGACCAAAGCAAGTGAAGCATCAACCTCTGCAAGTAATGCTGCTACTTCTGCAACTACAGCTACAACTCAAGCTACAACTGCTACAACCAAAGCTACTGAGGCTGCTACATCAGCCACCACAGCTACTACACAGGCAACGACAGCTACTACAAAGGCAAGTGAAGCTGCTACATCAGCGACTAATGCTGCCAGTTCTGCTAGTACTGCAAGTACTCAAGCAACAAATGCTTCTAACTCGGCATCAGCCGCAGCTACATCTGCTGCTAGTGCTGCTGCTTCTTATGACACATTTGATGATAGATATTTAGGAAGTAAAACTTCTAACCCATCTGTAGATAATGATGGAAATGCCTTAGTTACAGGAGCTTTATATTTTAATTCAAGTGCTAATGAAATGCGTGTATTTGATGGTGGTAACTGGATTGCTGCATCAAGTGCAGGTACTGCTTCTTTAATTTTATATGAATACACTGCTACTTCTGGTCAAACAACTTTTAGTGGTAGTGATGATAACTCAGCTACACTTTCTTATAGTGTTGATAATCTTCAAGTAGTTTTAAATGGTGTGATTTTAGATCCTTCAGATTACACAGCTACTTCAGGTACATCTATTGTATTAGGTAGTGGTGCTGCTACTGGTGACTTATTAAATGTTTATGCTTTTAAATCTTTTACAGTTTCAGAACTTAATGCCAATAATCTTAATGATGGAATAGTTCCTGATGCAAGATTTCCTGCGACTTTACCAGCTATATCTGGTGCTAACTTAACAAACCTAGATGCTTCTGATTTAGCTTCAGGTACAATTCCTGATGCAAGATTTCCAGCAACACTTCCAGCTTTAAATGGTTCTGCTTTAACAAATTTAACTTCTGGTAACTTAACTGGTGCTTTACCAGCTATTGATGGTTCTGCTCTCACAGGTATAGAATCAGGAATTGCTTGGCAATCATCAATTAAAACATCTAGTTTCACAGCTTCTTCTAATGAAGGCTATTGGGTTGATACATCATCAAACACAGTAACTATAACATTTCCCTCAAGTCCAAGTGTAGGAGATACTATTGAATTAGTAGACTATGCAAGAAATTGGGGTTCAAATAAAATTATAATAGATAGTAATGGTAAAAACTATCAAGGTGATCCAGATACATTTCTTGTTGAATACGATACAAGTGGTCAAGGATTAAGAGTAGTTTATTCAGGAACAACTAAAGGTTGGATACCAACATCAGACGAAGTGTCTGAAGATAATCCTGTAGAGCCAATCTACAATGTTGATTTTTTAGTCATAGCTGGTGGGGGTGGTGCTGGAACTGACCTTTCTGGTGGTGGTGGAGCTGGAGGATATAGAAATTCTTACAGTTCAGAATCTTCTGGTGGTGGAGGTTCTTCGGAATCAGTATTAAGTTTAACTGAAGGAACACAATATACTGTTACTGTAGGTGCTGGTGGAGCATCTGGTGGTGGTACTACTGGAAATAGTGGTAATAATTCTGTTGTAGCTACAATAACATCTGTTGGTGGTGGTGGCAGTGGAAGACATGATACTTCTGGAGCTAATGGAGGTTCTGGTGGTGGCGGAGGTAGAAATGGTCCTAGCGGTGGAAGTGGTACTTCTAATCAAGGTTTTGCTGGAGGTACTGGTTCTGGTAACACAAGCGTTAATGATAGTGCTGGTGGTGGCGGAGGTGCTTCTGCTGTTGGTGCAAATGGAACTACATCTGGTGGTGGAAATGGTGGAAATGGATTATCTTCATCTATCACAGGTTCAGCAGTAACAAGAGGTGGCGGTGGAGGCGGAGGTGGCTACGCTACTTCTGGAGGTTCTGGCGGTTCTGGTGGTGGTGCAAATGGAGATTCTGGTTTAGGTAGCAATCAAGCTTCTTCAGGCACAGCTAATACTGGCGGTGGCGGTGGCGGTGGTCGTGCTGGTGGCGGAGTAGGTGGTGCTGGAGGCTCAGGTATCGTTATTCTTCGTATGGCAACTTCTGATTACTCAGGTACAACAACAGGTTCACCTTCTGTTACCACAAGTGGTTCAGATACAATATTAACATACACAGGTTCAGGGAGTTACACAGCGTAATGGCACATTTTGCAAAATTAGGAGTTGGAAATATAATTGAAAGAGTTGAAGTCGTATCAAATGATGTTGCTACAGACGAGCAAACTGGAGTAGATTTTTTAAATAACTTATATGGTACTAGAGATGTTTGGAAACAAACTTCTTACAATGGTAATATAAGAAAAAACTTTGCTGGTATTGGTTATAGTTATGACCAAACAAGAGATGCTTTTATCCCACCCAAACCTTTTAACAGTTGGACATTAGATGAAGATACTTGTCGTTGGGAAGCACCTGTTGCTTATCCTGATGACGGACAAGCATATACATGGAATGAAACAGACCAAGAATGGGAGTTAATATAAATGAGTAAAGCAAGAGATTTAGCAAACATCATATCAGGTAGTGGAACATTAAATGCTAATGTTATACCTAACTTAGCAGCTTCTAAAATTACATCTGGCACACTAGGTGCAGATAGAATACCAGACTTAGCGACATCTAAAATTACTTCAGGTACTTTTGCAGACGCTAGAATATCTGCTAGTTCTGTAAATGCTCATGTAGATTTAACATCTTTATCAGCTTCTAATCTAACTTCAGGTACAGTTCCTTCAGCTAGATTGTCTTTAGCTGAGAGTGATGTTCCAAATTTATCTGCTGCTAAAATAACTAGTGGAACAATGGATGGTTCTAGAATATCTGGTGGTACTTTTGGTTCAGTCAATGGTTCATCATTAACCTCATTACCTAGTTCTGCTCCTACTAACTCTCAGATTTTAACTGGTGTCGCTAGTGCTGGTGCTAATGTAGTTGGTAGTTACGCTTCTTTGTATAACCACAGTAGTTTTAGTTCACACACACAAGGTCAAACTCAAGGTATCAATGGTTCAAATGATTACAGATTTGCATCAACAGGCGGTGCACATGTAAGTAATAGCTACCCCTCTGGTACTTGGAGATGTATGGGTTACAGTAATAATCAAGGTGGTTTAACTAGTCAAAGAACAAGTGTATGGCTAAGGATTTCATAAAAATAAAAGGAGTAAAAAACAGTGACAGACTTTACATGTAAATTAATAGACGCAAGAAACCCTCGTTGGGCTAATGCAGAACAAACTTTAATTAGCGTAGAAGCTAAATGGGAGCATTTAGAAAGCGAAGGTTATCTTGGCTTTGGTGCTAATCCTAATGATCCAGAGGCACATGGTAGAGATTTATATCAAAGATGTGTTGATGGTGAGTTTGGAACTATTGGTGCTTATGTTGCACCCCCAGAGCCAGAAGTTTCAGAGGAAGAGTAATGTGTGAGTGTTGCGAAGATTACGATTGTATTTGTAAGTAATGCCTAGTTTATCTGATAAAACAGAAATAGGTTTACCTCTTAAAAACTTATTAAGTTTATTAGGTGTAACTGCTACAGCAGTCTGGGCGTACTTTGGTATTATTGAAAGACTAAACAATATAGAAACTAGAGCTACTCTATTTGAAGCTGATCTTGTAAAGAACGCAGATCAAACTCCTATAGATCAGGAACAGTTTATGCTTCTAGAATTTGTATCAGAACAAGTAGAAGGTATGTCAGAAGATTTAGAAAACATGGCACATAACAAAGTAAATATTATGAGATTACAAGCTGATATGGAGAAAGCATTAGAAAATATAGAAGAATTAAAAGATAAAGTAAGAGCAAACGGATATGATCACTAAAGTAATTATAGCATTATTATTATTTTCTGGTGGTAATATGATTGAACATACTATAACTGATGGTGTTAAAGATTGCCTTGAAAAGAAAA